CACGGATGGAGGCAATGCGGGACAATTCCTGACTGCGAACCTGTGCGCGAATTTCGTTCACGTCGGGTGCAACAGGGGTTTCAACCGGAGCCTGAACTTCGTCAGCCGGTGTTTGGTTTTCTGAAGGTTCAGACATGCTGTTACCTCTGATGGTTAAAGAAACTGAATGCAGTTCTTGCGAACCGCGTATTTGCGCGGATGAATCCGCAGGGATGGTTACGATGGAGAGTTCCATCGGTTCCCAATCGGTCGCCCGGTACGTCGGCATTCCGCCGCGCTCGGTGGGCTTCTCGATCTCGTATTCGTGAACCTGGTAGCCCACGCTGATGTTTCTGAGAATGCCTGCCCGGACATCGTTGATAATCGGTGCCACGTCTTCACGGTCGCTGAATCTGACGGTGGCGCGGCCTTGGTTGCCATCAATCCAGGCTTTTTCCACCACACCGATCACGGCATCGAGTGAACGCGCATCGTGATTGGCCAGTAGAGGCGCGCCGGAGTTGAGCCGATCCATGCGGATGGCCTTGGCATCCAGTGACAGTTCTTCCAGATACGGCCCTTCCATCCAGTCGAAGCGGCGGACCTGTGCGCCGGTCGTCCACACCAGTTCGACGGTGCGGGCGTCCTCGTTGTAGGTCTGCGGCTGGACAGCGGCCCGCGTGGATAGCATCGGGATCTGTTGTGTGAGTTCAGGCATTCATCGCTCCTGTTTGCGTATCGGTGGCGCTGACTTTTGGCTTGGCGTCGAAACGGTAATCGCTCTCGACAATCACGCCAGCGGCATCGAGTTTTTGGAGGTATTCGGCTTGTTCAGCCAAGACAGAATCGGGGTCGTAGCCTTGGGATCGGATGGCTTCGGGTAGCGTCATGAATCCGGCCCTGACAGCGGTGAGTAGCGCGTTCCATTCGCGTGCCGGGTCAACCAATGTTCTGGAGGGTGGCGTCCACTCGGCGGTGAGGTCGGTGGTGTTGACGCCTTGAATGGCAATGGTCTGCTTGAACCAGGCAAAAACCCCGTGACAGAAGCGCGGAATAAACAGGCTCCACTGCCAGGATTCGACGTTGCGGCCCATCTCCATTGCGCCGAGACGGGCGGAGGAGAAATTGACTTCGGACAGGTTGCCGGTCAGCGCCTCGAAGGTAATGCCGAGGCCAGCGGCGACACGGCGCAAGCAGGCATCGCGGAATTGCGGGTCTTCAGCGGCGGGGGGTGGTGAGGAGAACTCAATCCGCCGCCCGCTCTTCATCATGTAGATGGTGCCGGGTTGCAGATCGGGGATTTCGTCATCCATTTCGTCAGCCATGTCGCTCGGATCGTCCGAGTACATGAAGCCCGCAAACAGGTTTTGTATCTGCGCCTTTTTCAGCATGGCGTCGTCGTAGATGCCCAGCTCGCGCAGGGTGACGATGACGGAGGCCAGCCACGGCACGCCGCGTTCCTGACCGGGCCTATCCTTCCGATAGAGGTGAATGATGTCCTCTGCCGGGACGCGGGTGTATTGCGCAGGCGAGAGGTTAATCAGGTCAGAACCGGGGTGGACCTTGTAGAGGTAATACGCCACGCGACGACCGAGCGTGTCGTACTCGATACCGCGCTGAATGACGTTATTACCGACGGCACCGGAAAGCTGAACGGTAGTGATGCCGCTGAGGTCATCCACCAGCAAATCCGGTTCAATCACCTGAAGCTGGAACGGTACCGGGAGGTTGTCTTCTGCACGGCGGGAGCGCATGCGAATCAGGCATTCGCCGGATTCCGCCAGCGAGCGCATGGCAATGGCTTGCAGACCATAAAGATCGTGCATGCCGTCCGCATCGCAAGCGGTGGTCTCTGCCCAGGCATTCCACAGGCTTTGCGCTTGCCGGGTGCGTAACGCGCTCGGCGCTTTGAGTTGGGCGCGGATACCGTAACCCACCGTGTTGTTGACGATGACGCCGATGCCTTTAGCCGCCCACGGGTTATTGCGGACCAGATCGCGGGATCGGTTGCGGAGTGCGCCGGGGGTCTGAATCGCGGCATTCGCATCGGTTGCCGGAGCCAGCCAGTTCGAGAGACGGGGGGCGCGAGAGCCGCCGTCATAACGGCGAACCTCGGTCGTCGGACGTGGCGGGGCCACCTTATCGGCCACCACCTTGACGAAATCAATTACGGCACTCATAGCCCGCTGCTCGTCAGCGGACGCCAAGCGCGGCCACGGGCCGTGGTTGGCAACGCAACACCCAACTCGGCTTTCATCTGGTCGCGCAGCTTGGTCAGTGCCTCCAGTGATTGATACACCACCACCCGCCCGTCGATTTCAACGCGCAACGTGCCGGAGGCGATAGCCGCCTCAATGGTGTCAAGCTGGGTTTGGGTGTATGCCATGCCGCACTTTTTACGCGGCAGGCGTCAAGCGTTTTAGGGGGGAACGCTTTACAGGATGGCGGAAGATTTGCGGGCGTTATGGACGGTTTGCCGTGTGACGCCGAGACGGGCGGATATTTCAGCAGGCGTCAGTCCCTTGCTGGACAATTCGGCAATCCTGGCCTGCCTGACCAGGTGAGCGCGACGGGCGATATAGACTTCATCACCGCCGAACTTGACGCGCCATGCCTGTATTTTGGCGCGGACTTCGGACACGATGCCGTCAGCCTGGGCGGCTTGCAGGGTGTCGCAGATCATGCTTTCCAGCGCGTCTATCGGATCAGCCACGGTCCCTCTCGAAATAGCCCTGACATTCAGCGCAGCGGACGGCGTAGGGGAAAATCTTCAAGCGTGCCAGAGGAATATCATCGCCGCAGTCATTGCAATCGGTGGACTGCCGGAACTGCGCGTGTGGCGTGATGGGCCGAGTGTGATAACGGCGCATGGCCCGGTCGAGATACTCCTGGGCGCGGTCGGCGTCATCGGCCATTAGTGACACTCTCCAACCAATCGAGTAATGAGGTGATATGTAAAAGCTCCACCGAGAATCACGGTTAGGGCCATTGCAACCACCCCGATTATCATGACGATAGGCGTCAACACATCCAGCCAATGCTCGATCCTGGATACTTTGCTTAAGTCGCGAGCCATTACTGTCGCGGGGCTGTAAGCCGAGTCAATGTCAGGTCAATCTCGCGCAGACTTTTTTGAATCTCGCGATACTTGTCGTCTTGCTTTTCCAAGTGAGTCTTGAATCCATCCTCCAGTTGCCCGAGTCGGTATTCGTGCTGTTGCACCATGTTCCATACGGCGAAGACCGCCACCACCACCGTTCCGATAATCTTCAGCCAGTCGCTCATTGATCTGCTCCTAATCCATTTCACAAGAGAGGTGAGCCATGAGTCCGTACTGTCTGATTGAACGTGGTTGATACTCGCCATATTTAAGTTCCTCGTCTTCAATCACTGCGGGGCTGATGTGGCAACTGCACCCGGTTTGAGTAAGGATCGCGCCCGCACATAGCCGCGCAGCAGCGTATCGCCGCAATCGTTGGCGGTTACTTTGTCGCCTTGGATGTCCAGCAGGCAGTCGGTGCCGATGGGCGGCATCACCAGGGTCGGGCAGGCTTTGGCTTCGGGGAATTTGAGATTGGGCGCAACTTGCACCGGGGCGCAGCCTGTCACGACCACCGCGACGATAAAGCAGGCCAAAAAAAGCATGTACCCGACGACCTCAGTCATCATGTCTTGGTAGGGGTCTTTCATGACAGCGCCCAATACAGGACGGCAGCGAGTCCGAAGGCGATACAGGTGACGATGCCGACACCGATGAGGATCTGATTGAGGAAGTCGTCGGTCATGACAGGTATAATTCCAGCGCCCAGATAGGTTTAGCGGCTGAACGCAAGACATCAATCACCTTGCTTCTGGGCATCCAACAGTGATTGTTCACCATTGATTGAGGTGATTTATGCCGAAGATACCCCGCACCTGTACTGTTTGTGGCGCGACATTCTTGCGCAGTGTTACGGTGACTGAAGAAGCGAAAGGATGGGGAAAGTTTTGCTCCAAGTCTTGTAGGTTCAAGATTTTGAATAAGTCCCATGGACACTATTCGGATAAAAAACCTTCTCCAACCTACGTAACGTGGCAAAGCATGAGGCAACGCTGTAACGATGTTGGGTCCGATAGATACGAAAGATATGGAGCAATTGGTGTTACAGTCTGCCCAGAGTGGACGAATAGCTTTGCAGCTTTTCTCCAAGATATGGGTCCGCGCCCAAAAGGAAAAACTCTTGACAGAATTGACAATTCTCTTGGGTATAGTAAGGACAACTGCCGCTGGGCTACTCCAAAAGAACAGTCCCACAACCGGCGCACAAATGTACTCATCGAATTTGAGGGAGAAATGATCCCTTATGCTGAGGCTGCAAGACGGGCCGGAGTCAATAAATACCTTATCTATGACCGTATGAAGCGTGGCTGGCCGAAGGATCATTTGTTTGATCTTCCTAGGCGGAAAGGTACAAGGCCATTTCAGCCCGCCGACGCCTAGTCAGCCCAGCCATAACCTTCCGGTTAGCTTTATTCCACTTCAGGAACTCACCGGCGGCGGATTTGTATTTTCCCTGCCGGTGATACTTGAGCAGCGTGGACCGCGCCAAGTTACCTTCTCCGCAATTCAGCGTGAATGACACAAGTGCATCAAACTGATTCTGCGTCACTGGTACGCCATCAAGTTGTCGCATAACGGCACTTTCGAACTTCCGCACATCTTGATGGAAGTATTTCCATGCTTGCGCTTCAGTGATCTTCATACCGCGCTTTACTTCACGGCCTGTATGCCCAATACCGATGGTCCAAGGCTCCCCGCCAGTTCCAGGATCAGGGTAAGCTTCAAGTCGAAGCCCCTCGAACTCACGAATCAGATTTGCGCCTTTAGGTGAGATATTCATTCCCGCCCACGCTTGAGGACGCTTTGAATATCCTCGGCGGTGTCGAGGATTTCTTCGGATTCCTTTCGGGTCAGCCCGCTGCCGGTGGTACGCCACGCGACAATGGCCATTACCACCATGCCAAGCGCCAGCAGGATGGTGCGCTCGGTGCCGGTGTCCATGGCGGTGATGGCAGACATCGCCAGCCAGACGACCGCCTGCCAATTCATGCCGGTGCTAGTGGTCATGGTTTGCTCTCAATCTGGCCGGTTGACTTGGCGACCCAGAGAACTGTGTGAATCACCCAGTCCACCACGACATCGGCCAGGTCGCCCGCCAATTCCTTGATGAGGTCCGCCGCCCGTTGGTGCTTGATGGCGTTGCTGATGGCTTCGTTGGATTGCCCGACGATGAAGTTCTTGATGCGTTCGACGTTGGCCTTGTCGAGCGCCTGGTCGGTGATGGCCCCGATGACCAGCATTGCGGCCCATTTTAGAAATGCGTTCATGCGGAAACCCTCGTGAGATTTCCGCCGATTATACTACATGTTGTGGTTTGTCAAGATGTAAAGCACTACATGTTGTGGTTTAGCGGGATAGAATCTTGTTGGTTGGCTTGTCGTTCAGAATGGCCTTGGCCAGTTCCTCACCGATGATGGCCATGCCCTTCTGCTGCATGACCTGATCGCCAATCTCGTCAAGGAACACGCGGCGGCGATAGCCTCTGGTTCGCCGGACAAACATCAGCATGGGCTTGAGTGATGAACCGCTGGCGAAGTTGTATCGAAAATAAATGCCAGCAGGCAGATGCTTGAATCGCCCTTTACCCTGACTGACAACCATCTCGAAATCAGCGCCCATGGCCGCGCGAGAGTATTTGCCGCGCAGCCGCTTTTTTCCGGCCTCCTTCATGTTCTGGGTGTCGCCCACAAAGGTGAAGGCTTGCAGGTAGCGCAGGATTTGTGTGATGACAGTCCTGTCCGGGTTACCGTAACTATCAATCGGCATCGCCTGCCCTGGTACAGCCATCATGCCTTTCGGGAGGATGTTTGCGTAATGCAAACGCGCTTCAAACTTCTTGAACGCACG